ATATTGTATACGTTTGGCGCAGTAAAAATCCTATCAATGATCTAGTGTACGGATATGGAGGAGTTAAACTATTGCCAACTTCAATGACTATAGGCATGGATGTATCTAAGCCAGATATGACAACTAGTATATCTAGTAAATTTAGAGCAGTAAAGTCTATATCAAACATCACAGCATTTAACACTGATCCGTTCAACACTTGGAAATCAGCGTTTAGAGAATGTTGTAAATTGTCCAGTAAAATTATTGATAGACAAAAAAGCGAAGAAACATTACATAGACTCGATGTATGGTGTACGTTGGGTTCTGATAGACCGTTTGGACAAGAAGCTATTGCCGGAGCAATAGCAGGCAAAGAATACGGAGAGTTTAATAAAGACGATCTAGAAGCACTTAAAAAAATCAACGATTTTGATTGGTTAAAAGAATATTATGAACAACAAACAAAAAAATAGATCTCAAACAGGATCTAAATAATCATATGAAATGGCGTCAAAAAAGAATAGATTTTAAAGAACAAATTCTAAACCCTATTAGCCCTAGTTATTGCGCAGCCAAGTGGAGTCAAGTTACTATACACTTAGGGTCAGGACATACTCATAGTTGTCATCATCCAAGAACACATCTAATACCCCTAGAAGAAATCAAACGTAGTCCTAGTGCCTTACATAATACGTCTTTTAAGATTGAACAGCGTTTAGATATGCTTAACGGCAAACGTCCTACAGAATGTGAATATTGTTGGCAAGTAGAAGACCGAGGTGAGGTACTTAGCGATAGAGTGTTAAAAAGTTACGAACCATGGAGTAAAGATAGAATTTCTGATCTTCAAGGGCTGAATCATGTTAATCCAAGCTATTTAGAAATTAGTTTTAGTAATGTATGTAATTTTAAATGTAGTTATTGTAGTCCAGATGTCAGTAGTAAATGGATGGAAGAAATTGAAAAGTTTGGAGCATATCCTACCAGTCAAAAATTTAACAATATAGAATGGATTAAGACACAGAACAAGATGCCTTTTTTAGAGCGTGATCTAAATCCATATGTAGAAGCATTTTGGCAATGGTGGCCTGAACTTTACCCTACTCTTCATACATTTAGAATTACTGGTGGCGAACCGTTAATGACCAAACATACCTTTAGAGTATTAGACTATATCATAGAACATCCAAATCCGGAACTAGAGCTAGGTATAAACAGCAATCTATGCGTTCCAGAAAAGCTAATGGATGAGTTTATTGAAAAAATTCAACAAATACAAACAGCCAAAGCTGTTAAGAATGTAATGGTTTACACCAGCTGTGAGGCATATGGAGCTCAAGCCGAGTACATACGTTACGGCATGGATTATAAACAATGGTTATTAAATTGCGATCGTTATCTTAGCTCTGTTCCAGACTCACAAATTCATATCATGAGTACTTACAATTTACTAAGTGTAATCAGTTATCAACAGTTCTTAGAAGATATTTTAGTTTTGAAAAGAAAACATTGTAGTCCTCGGATTAATAACAATCATTCTGTATATATAGATATTCCCTATCTAAATTATCCTTCTCATCAAGTTGTAGGTTTATTATCGGAGGAGTTTATTATTAATATACAAGTACAGATTGATTTTATGAAAAACAACATCGATAAAAATGAAGAAGATCGTATGGGATTTTTTATAAGTGAGGTAGAAAAATTACAGCGTGTACTTACGGTATTTGAATCTAAGATAAAAAACGGATACCCAGAAAAAGAACAATTTAGAAAAGACTTTGTTAACTTTGTCGATGAACATGATCGTCGTAGAGGCACAAACTTTAAAAATACATTTCCAGAACTTATGAAATTTTATAACGTTTGTAAACAATTACCATAACAAACCGTCTAAAGCAGTTTGTTAGTTTTGTCAGTTATGTCTTGTTTTAGACGTTGAATATCAATAGAAAAATCTACTTTGGTAATATCTTCTCTATATTCTTGAAATGTGTCTAACAGTTTTTCAGCAACAATGTCATTAGTTGCATTATCTAGCTGCTCTTGAATATCGATTTCCCATATTCTACCATTGTTAAATTCTAACCGGACGCTTTTTAAATATGCTACTGGCATAGTATTCATATACATATCTTCAAAAACTTCCGGCCATTCCTTGATCAAATGAATGGGCGGCCTAAATAAATGTTTAGGCACTTTCGGCTTCTTTGGCCTTTGCCGCTTTCTTTGCAGGTGGATCTAAATCGTCTGCTTGCTTCCGTAGTCTTGCTGCTTCTTTGTACATGGCATCTGCTTGACTTCTAAAATTGCGAGCTATATCACGATCAGTAAGTACTTCATTGGCTGAGGCAGCTGCGCTAGCAGTTTCTTGAACTGGTGTTGCAGTTTCTTTCTTAGCAGGAGCACCTTTGGTAAACGTATACAAGTCATCTATTGCGCAATTTTTTTGTTCTGCAATAAACGAATTTAGCTCATGCAATGAAATCTCTGAATTTGGAGTAGGTGTCATGATAATAGTATCAGTAGCCACTTTTATCAAACGATTATCTGCCTGTAGTGCCTGTAACATAGGGCGACCGTCGGGGAATGGTCGAGTGAAAAGGATTTCACCGAATTCCCATGCATCTTGTGCAACATCTTGATCTACAAGATCAATGATTGCATTGTGATATTGATCTGGCAAAGGAGATGTTTGCACAACCAATGCCATATTTGACTCACCGGGTAACGTTCTAAAAACCACAAGAACTTTTGATCCTGTGTTTTTTATCTTACCCACGTGTTTGAGATTTTTCATATTATTCCTTTTTGGCTGCAACAGATTCTAGAAAGGTATTTAACTTATTGTAAGCCTTACCTACTGCTTCTAATTCTGCAGCTTTGAATGCACCTCGACTACTAGCAACTTCTAAAATACTACGCAAGGAAGCTAGATCGCTGAGATTAAGTTCAGCACCGGCAGCACTTGGTGGTTGTTGAGTTTGTTCTTGTTCTGGTGATGATGTTGTTACTTCTTGGTCCATTAGTTTCTCCTTAGATATGGGCATGCTAACATAAAATATGTCAGTTCTTTATGATCTTCAAACCCCGCAAACATTGCAGATTTCAATTTGCTATCGTTTTCTATACTTGAAAGTTTCACGACAGCATATCTACCTTTTAATTTGATTCGAATCCAGTTTTCAATTTCGTCTGTAAAAAAATCTATTTCTTCGAGTTTAATTTTTCCAAAATGCGGAGGCATCACTCGAAGTGATCTTTTCTTTAAAATGTCTAAAGGATTATATTCGATCATTGTAAAAATATTTATAGATAACAAATAATTTGATCAGGATTCTTGGCTAAGCCTTTGATGCATGGCTTTGGCGTAGCCCATTTTTCTTACATCTCCTGAAAACAAATACAGTTCAAAGGCAGATTTTTCTCTTAAAACAACAATATGTTTTTTAGTTAAATGATATGGCGATTCGATAAATTGATCTAACCAAACTAGTATTTGTGGAGTTATACTAATTTCTTTCAATATTTCAACTTTGTATGTTTTGATTTGAGAATAAGTTTCTACAAATTCTAGCCCTTGATCTGTAAGTCTTAGGCCGCCACAGTCTTTACCTCTGACATTTTGCCACCAGGTAGTGCGGAATTTTTTTATGATATTCTCGTCAAAGGGTTGACCAGCGGCTTTGAGGAATACCGAAGTATAGGTATCCTTTAAATCCATTTAGTCTACTCGTTCTCCGGCATTTAATTTAAATACTGCAAAGTCTGTGGTCTTAAACAACTTGTTCAGTTTCTTGGCTAAATTTCTTGCGTGTCCGGGATTACTAAAACTAACTTTTTTGTACTTTGGGCCAGGATAACTGGATACCATACTACCACTTTTCAAGTTAAAAGGCTGATCTTTGTAAAACACAGCCCAAATGGCATCACTGTTGAGAATTTGCTCAACTTTGTATGTTTCCTTGTCAGTGTATTCAAGAATAACTTTGGGTTTAGGTCGACTCATATCTATACGTGTTATTATAAAGCACGTATATATTTATGTCTAACTAAAGTTGCCACCGTCAAACTTAACATTAATGTTGGTTGTAGATTCACGTATTTCCACCAACATCGCGTGTATTTCCTGAACAGTTTTTCCTAATTTAGCAGTCATCACAGCTAATTCTTGAGTAAGCTCTCTCGCTTCTTGAATTGTTAATCTTATATCTTTTTGCTGACCACGCTCTGCAACTGCTATGCGTTGAATAAGTTTTTCAACACCCGGTAACGTATTTGGAATATTATTTTGAGACATTAGCCAATACCTGTTTCATTTCAATTTCAGATTGAAACGGACCTTGAAACTCATACCTTTGTAATGTTATTAATTTAGGACAAAAACTTTTTACCCATCCTTTATCGAACCGTATCACATAAAAGCCTGCACAGTACAAACTCTTGCTATCTCCACTCTTTGTAAACAACGGTAATTTTCTTTTTATATCATACATTGCATTATGAGGCTCAGCACTTGTGGCATAACCGTGAACTTCGTTAGGTAATGCATCGTTGGCTTCTTTAATAATTTTAGCCACAAAGAAATTTTTACCAAATTGTTTAGTAAGACTTTCTTTTGTGTCGTAGATTTGTACACCTAATTCGTTACTCATGACAAATCTATCATCTTCGTTTTTTCTTAGAGTGGCAAATTTTTCACCGTCTCGTTCAACAATCCAGAATTTGTTTTCTATAATTGGTTTAGCGTGTAAGTCTGTCATAGTGTTCTCCCAGCAGTCATTAGTTTTTGATTCACAAGTATCTTCATACGGACAAAGTTTTAATTTCATTTGAATACCTCGCATTTAGTGGCTCGGCATAGGCCTGTGCCTGATCGGCAATTTTTTTAAGATCGTAAAGATTACAAAATTTCATTAATCTAATTCCAACTTGACTAATATTTTTATTAGCAGTTGTTGCTGTTAAAATAGTTTCTGTGATAATGTTTTTAATTTCTTCGGGCTGTGCAGAGAGATCGATTAAAATACGATTGCGTTCATAATCATCTAACACACGATGTTCTTTACCTTCGTGGTCGGACCAACGTTGCAACATGAGATTGTTCCACGCATAGCCTTTTGAGTCTCGGTCACCATAGGCTTCACGGAGACCAACCTTATTCTTTGTGCCTTTTTCACGTACTCCCGGATATGCAGAGAATACGTTGTCTGAGGTATCGCCTCGCATACACTTCTCAAAGAGTAACCACTGGGGGTCCGGAATGGCTTTTGGTTCTTGAGTTTTTTTATCAATGACTCTTTTACCTTTTGCATCAAAAATACCTTCGTGTGTAATAGTAGTTTCCATAACACCATTAAATTGGCGTACATTAGGTGCAATCAATTGTACAAAGTCTGTATCGGTCGAAATAATAACATGATCATCGTTTGGATGTGTCTGTATCCAACCAGCAATTAAGTCATCTGC